GCATCCCGTTATAACAAGAAGGGATCTGCTAGAATGGACATCAAGAAGATCATCCATTATGCTGTTCTTCTCTATCACTTTTATGGCTTAGACCAGGAGACTATCGAGCGTGGATATGAAACTTTCTGATAAAACAATCGACTTACTTGAAAACTTTTCTTCTATTAACCAGTCAATTCTGGTTAAGAAGGGAACTAAACTTCGTACCATTTCGGTTATGAAGAACATCCTCGCTGAGGCAGAGGTTGATGAGAACTTTGAGAAAGACTTTGGCATCTATGATTTGCCTCAGTTCTTGAATGGTGTGGGTCTCATGAGTGATCCAGACATTGATCTGAAGCACGATGCTTACATGATCCTTCGTGAAGGTAAGAGCACAAAAGTTAAGTTTGCTTTTGCTGATCCTGAGGTTATCATTACTCCACCTGAGAAATCTATTGTTCTCCCCAGTCAAGATGTCCAGTTCCAACTGGAAAGCACTGAACTCGCTAAACTGCTGAAAGCATCTTCAGTTTATCAGCTGCCTGACCTAGCTGCTGTTGGTGATGGTGAAAGTATCACCCTGACAGTTCGTGACAAGAAGAATAGTAACTCTAATGAGTTTGCTTTGATCGTTGGTAAGACCGAAAAGACTTTTGAATTTAATTTTAAGATCGAGAACATCAAACTTATTCCCGGTTCTTATGATGTTGTGATTTCCAAGAAACTTCTTGCTAAGTTCACTAATTCTAACTATAACCTTGACTACTACATCGCACTTGAGCCAGATTCAACTTACGAAGGTTGATAAATGAAGTGCAAAGTACAGCTATACAAAGCAGGTACAGTCTTTGAAGAGGTTGTGATTGCTACAGATTATCAAGATGCAAGGAAAATTGCATTGGCAAGAAACCCAACATCAACTATTATGGGAGTAACAGCAGTATTTGAATGAACATCTTTGTCACTGATCAAGATCCATGGAAATCTGCTGCTGTCTTACCAGATAAGCACATCGTCAAGATGCCTCTAGAGACCTGCCAGATGCTCTCTATAGTCGCTTCAGACAAGTGGGGACATGGTTATGGTACATTGCCTAAGAAAGACGGCACACCCTATGCTACGGACAAGGGAGCATTCCGTAATCACCCCTGTACTATCTGGGCAAATGCAACTAGATCAAACGCTAGATGGTTGCTTACTCACGGTATTGCATTATGTGAAGAGTATTTTAATAGATATGGTAAATGCCATAGTTGCTTTAAGACTCTCATTGCTGCTGATGAAATTATTCCTTATGTATCATGGGGCGATCACACTCCCTTTGTTCGTGCAATGCCAGAGGAGTATAAGTTTGACGATAGTATCTCTACTATCGATGCATACAAAATGTACATTGCATCTAAACCATGGGTGAAAGATAATTACCTTCGGTTACCGCACAGAAAACCAGATTGGGTGTAAATGAAAGCAATCAGAGTTGATGTGAAAACCCAAGTCACTGTCCTGATTAACGAGGATGATGATTACTGGGCAATCAAACACAATGCAATGCAACAGGTGCATGATGATATTCACTGGCACTTGAAAGATAAATTTATTATTGATTATTCTGGATGAAAACCACTCTAATTGTTGATGAAAACGGAATTCTAACCTTCCCCGACGAACTTATGAAAGAAACTGGTTGGAAGGAAGGAGATATGCTAGAATGGCACCCTAATGATGATGGTTCGTTTACCTTGGTGAAAAAAGAAGATGCGTAATGAATTTCTTTGGGTCGAAAAGTATCGTCCCAAGACTATTGATGAATGTATTCTCCCAGAGGATACTAAAAAGACCTTTAGTGAGTTTCTTAAGCAGGGTGAGATTCCTAATCTTCTCCTTTCTGGACCAGCTGGTTGTGGTAAAACTACCATTGCTCGTGCTATGTGTGAGCAACTTAATTGCGACTACATAATTATAAATGGATCAGATGAAGGAAGATTTCTTGACACGGTGCGGAATCAGGCAAAGAACTTTGCTTCGACCGTTTCGCTTTCATCAGATGCTAACCACAAAGTCATCATCATTGACGAAGCTGATAACACAACCCATGATGTACAGCTCCTCCTTAGGGCAAACATTGAGGCATTTTATAACAATTGCAGATTCATCTTCACCTGCAACTATAAAAACAAAATCATTGAACCACTCCACTCCAGATGTGCAGTCATCGAGTTTGGAATCACAGGAAGTCAGAAACCAGCAATCGCAGCATCCTTCTTCAAGCGCCTCCAAGACATCTTGGGTGCAGAAGGTGTTGAATATGATAACAAGGTCCTTCTAGAACTTATTAATAAGCACTTTCCTGACTGGCGTCGTGTACTAAATGAGTGCCAGCGTTATTCTGTTAGTGGTAAAATTGACTCAGCAATCCTTGCTACCTTTGGAGATGTAAAGGTAAATGAACTTATCAAGAACCTTAAGAACAAAGACTTTCAAGCGGTTCGCAAGTGGGTCGTTTCTAATTTGGACAACGATTCTAGTGTACTTCTTCGTCGTGTTTACGATGCTCTTGCTACATCCTTGGACGGTCCTAGCATTGCTGCTGCTGTGCTCATTATTGCTAAGTATCAATATCAAATTGCGTTCGTAGCAGATCAAGAGATCAATCTTCTAGCAGCATTGACAGAAATTATGGTTGAATGTAAATTCAAATAATACCTTATAAATAATGACGAGTTCACATACAGTGAACCAACACACAGACAAACAAACACAGAAACAAAGATGGCTACTAATCCATATGAAATGCGTTGGGAACTTTTCCAGAACGCAGAATCTCGCCTAAATTCAAGGCACGATGCACAAGTAATTCGTTGGCAAACATTACAGGAAAGCGGTGAGGAAAACGGACCGTACCCTGACTTCCCAACAGAAGATGATATTTTAGAAGTCGCTAATCAAATGCGGCGTTTTATCGAAGGTAACTGATCGTGGCAGTTATCATCGCACCCCTCATGCCTCCTCTTATGGAGGAAGAGTTTGTTGTAGATTTCAATAGAAGAAATTCCGATACCATGTTCATTGGTAAGTCGGCAGAACTTGTCGTTGCTTCTTACTTACTAAAAAATAAAATTAATTTTGCTGAACCTCAAGTCGATCAAGGTAATGACTTTTGGGTTGAAGAGGATGGCATCAAGAAAGCTCAAGTAAAGAAAGTAGTATATAAGTTTAAGAAAGATTTAGGTTACTTTCAACGACATGGAGTGGTTGTCAGAAGGCATACTTTTGATTTCCGGTTTCAAACTTGCGGGGCTAAATCCTTAGACCGTCATGCCGAATATGGTACTAATGATATTGATGTCTTCTATCATGTTCTGTCAACTCCTCTAAGAGAACTTATATTTAAGATTCCATCAAATCTTATTCCTTTAACAGAAAAAGGTACATTTATTCAATCTAAGTCTCCCGTATTGGAGCGTCCATTTAAGCAGAAGAAAAAACCTTCCTTTGATCTTAGGGGGACCTTGATTTCTGCCAAGTATGATGCTAAACTGGTACAAGCAAATCATGACTTCTTCTTTCCGCAGAAGCAGCAAACCGTAATGGATTTCTTTTCGTGAAAGCATACAAAACTCCCCTCCGCTATCCTGGCGGAAAGAGTCGTGCCCTGACAAAACTCTCCCAATATCTTCCTGATCTGAAGAAATACACTGAGTACCGTGAACCTTTCCTAGGTGGTGGCAGTGTAGCAATCGAAGTGTGTAAGATGAATCCTCATCTTGACATCTGGGTCAATGATCTTTATGTACCTCTCTATAACTTCTGGAGAGTGCTTCAGGATCAAGGACAAGAACTTCGTGATCAGTTGGTTCAACTCAAGTATCGTCATCCAGAACCAGTATCAGCAAAAGAATTATTCTTAGATGCTAAGGACATATTAAATAATAATCAAACATCCAACCTATCTCGTGCTGTTGCTTTTTATGTTGTCAACAAGTGCTCTTTTTCTGGTCTCACTGAATCCTCATCATTCTCAAAGCAAGCTTCAGAAAGCAATTTTTCCATGAGAGGAATCGATAAGTTACCAGGATATTCTCAAATAATTAAAGACTGGAAGATTACTAATGTATCTTATGAGGAACTTCTTAGTGATGATGCTCAGTGCTTCATCTATCTCGATCCTCCCTATGATATAAAAGATAATCTTTATGGGAAGAAAGGTAATATGCATAACAAATTCAGTCATGATGGATTTGCCTCTGACTGTGATAGATTCGTATCTCCTCAACTCATTTCCTATAACTCATCTCAACTGATTAGGGATCGTTTTAATAGTTGGAATACTGCTGAGTTTGAACATACTTATACTATGCGTTCGGTTGGTGAATATATGAGAGATCAACAACAGCGTAAGGAACTAGTTCTAATGAATTATGACATTTGAAAATCAACTTATTGTTCTAGATAACAAACTTTCTAGATGTGAACTAGCTCATCTTAATGAATGCTGTAGAGATGCTTCATATACTTATGATCAAACCAGTGACAATAACTCTGTTGGCAGAGACTGTAGATTTGCGGCTCATTTATCCGATGCAGAGGTTTTAGATCTCGGTCTAGATCAAATTGTAAATCATGCCTTTGCTGATACTGAGTATAATGTTAATATCATAGAAGCATATTTTAATCATTATCCTCTTCATGCTTATGTTAATAGACATGTTGATGATATAGATCCAGATAGTGCAACCATTATTGTCTGCTGTAATAAGTATTGGGACGAAAGTTGGGGTGGTGAACTAAAAATTTATGAAGAAAATGGTCCAGTACATAAAGTGGTAGACTATGCTCCTGGAAGAATCATTGTATTTGATTCTAGAATAGAACATAAGGCAATGCCCATCACCCCTTATGCTGGCAGCGATAGATTTACCCTAGCAATCAAGACTGAACTCCATGGAACTTAAAGACTGGCTCAATTCTATCAACCAAAATAAGCAAGATCTTAGTGAGGATCCTGATGCATGTAAGAAATATCCTGCATATATTGTAAATCGCTGTCTCTCTGGGCATGTTGATGCAATTATGTTTTCCAATGAGATGAATAAATGGAACCAAATCTCAAAAGATATGCAGTATAAATTTCTGCTACATAGTTTGAGAAAGAAAAAAAGGTTCTCTCCTTGGTTAAGGCAGGAGAAAATCGATAACATAGAACTGATTAAGCAATATTATGGTTACAGTAACGATAAAGCTCAGCAAGCACTAAAGATTTTAACACCAGATCAAATCGAATACATCAAAAAGAAACTAAACAAAGGCGGCACTATATGAAAGTTCTTAGTATCGATATTGATTACGCTTTTCCAGATGTGGATGAGTGGCCTAATGAAGATGATGAGATGTGGGATGAGTGGCATCCTCATACTAAGTGGGACTTTTACTTCAAAAAGTATCCCGATCTAGATTGTAGGGAAAGAATTATTGAGGAGAAGTGTCTAGATTACATGTTGGATACTTTTACCAAAGCACTGACTGTAAGTCCAAATGCACATGTTTGGTTTGGAATGGATCATGATTATATTTTAGAATATTTGCATGACAAAGACAATATTGATTTAGTTAATATTGATCACCATGACGATTTCTTAGCAGGATGCTTCCTTCAAGAACTAGAGGAAGAAGATCATTCTGTTGGTGAATATATGAATGGTGAGCAAGATTATCTTGCAGCACATCTTCTTGAATACGCACTCACAAAATCTCATAATAAGGTTGATGAAGGTAGTTGGGGTGCCTGGTTGCATTCAAATAACAAACTTAATAGTATGATTTGGATTAGAAATGAAGGTAAAATAAAAACAGATACTCGTCATATCAGCAATACTTTTATCTGTGAGAACATGGGAGTTAAACCAGTAAAGTGGGACTCACTTCTTGCTGAAGAATATGATCATGGGAACTATGAGTATGATGCTATCTTTGTTTGTCTCTCTCCCAACTATTTTCCAAAAAGTCAGTGGCATTTGTTCAGCATTTTTATGGGAATCTATGAAGATTTTACTGGAAAATCCTGTAAACTAGACGATTTCTGGCATAAAAAATGGTTGACTCGTATGGCATATCAAAAACCATATGAGATTCTTTCCGAGAGCCTTGCTCAAGTCAAGAAAAGTTTGGATAAATAATAAAAACATTTATGCTTTGATATGAGCGTCGTCATTGAACCGACCGTTGAATGGTCGCCCGAGAACATGGTTGAGGTTTCCCTCAGTGAACCAGATGATTTCTTGAAAGTCCGAGAAACCTTGACAAGAATTGGTGTAGCTTCTAGGAAAGAGAAGAAACTCTATCAATCTTGTCATATCCTCCATAAACAGGGACGATATTACATCGTTCACTTCAAAGAGTTGTTTGCACTTGATGGTAAGAAAGCAAATCTTACTGTTAATGATGTACAAAGACGCAACAGAATCACACAACTTCTCGCTGATTGGGGTCTGATTACTGTTATAGATGCTGAAAAAATTCAGGACATCGCTCCATTGAATCAGATTAAAGTTTTATCCTACAAAGATAAAGGAAACTGGATTCTTGAGACAAAATATAATATTGGTCGTAAAACTAAGGCAGAAGATGAGGAAACTGCCTAAATAAATCGTCGCCTTTTCGTGCGCGACACGATACATACGGAATATACGCTACTTTTGGGGGGGTTAACCACCTCCCTTTTTAATGCTATAATAGTTAAATAGTGTTGTCAGGGAGAGGGATCTTTGTATCCCCCTTTGACGCCAAGGATGCCTTCGGGGTCCACAAAAATAAACTCGCTTACTAAGGAGAATCATGGTTAATAACCTAACAAAGTATAATGCTGCGGATCTGGACCAGTTAATGGACAGGATCTCACGCAACAGTATTGGTATGGATGATTATTTCGACCGTATCTTTAGACTTCATGAGACTACTTCCAACTATCCTCCATATAACCTTGTAGATGTAAGTTCCATTGAATCGAGACTAGAGATAGCTCTAGCAGGGTTCAAGAAGGCAGAGGTTAATGTCTATACGCAAGAAGGGAAACTCTTCGTAGAGGGGCAGAAAGAGGACAAGGAGACTGAAACCAGTTACTCGCATAAGGGACTTGCTCAACGGTCCTTCACGCGGGTGTGGACGCTCTCTGATGAGACGGAGGTAAGACAAGTGAAGTTTGAGGACGGTCTTTTGAGTGTGACTCTAGGCAAGATAATTCCAGAACATCACCATAGAAAGGACTGGTTCTAAATATCGGGGGGGTTGATCGCCCCCCTTTTTTGTGCTATAATAACTAAAGAAAATTCGTACCTATGTCGATTAAAGTAGCAATCATTGAGG